TAACAACATTTCCCTATTAATATCTTTTTTATAATATGTGTGATTGTGAAAAAAAAGTTGTAGATTTATCACACTTAAAAATATATACAGTTATGGCAGAATACAAAGCAAAAAAAGATGTTGTTCTTATAAGAGATGGTGAAAGGTTTGTACTAAGAGAATCATCACAAGAAGAATTGTCTTACCTATATGAAGATTTAGGTTTAACTTCATTAGTAGAAAAATTATCAACTACAAAAACAAAAGATGAGCCAAAGAAAGCAACCAAAAAGAAAAAGTCAGGTAAAGAATCTTCAGACTCAAAAGAGTAATACTTTTGAATTTGGAGTTTTTAATTTAGCAATTCCTGAACATATTGAAGAACCTTTAGATTTAGCAAAAGTAAGGACTAAGTTTATTCCTTTTGGTACTAATAATCTATTCCCTCAGTATTTAGCAGAATTAAAGCGTAAATCTTCTACTCATAGAAGTGTATTAGCACAAAAGACTATCTTTACAAGTGGCGCTAAGTTTGTTACGAATAATGAAGATGTTAAAGAATACATCAAAGATGTAAATGCTGATGGAGAATCATTAAGAGAGGTTTTTAAGAAATTAGCAGATGATTACTATTCATTTGGAAATGCCTATTTAGAGGGTGTATTATATGATGGTGGACTAAATCTATATCACATAGATGCAACTACTGTTAGAATGTCTAAAAACAAGAAAGAAGTATATGTACATCCTGATTGGGCTAAGTACAATAGTATGAAAGATAAATTATCTATCATTCCTATTTATCCTAAAGTGAAGGGAAATAGATTTGTTATTCAATTTAAAGATTACGAGCCTACATTCCAATTCTATGGTTTACCTGATTATATTGCTGCATTAGAGCATATTGCAGTTGATTATGAAATTGGTAAATGGAATCACACTAAATTCAAGAATGGATTTCAACCTTCAGCAATCGTTGAGATTAATGGGGATATGGGTGAAGAAGAAGCAAAGAAATTAGTAAGAGAGGCACAAAAGAAGTTTGTTGGAGATGGAAACAATGGTAAGATTATGTTCATTGTTAAGAATGGAGATACTTCAAGTGCTAATGTTCAAATTATCAAAGATGACCAAGAGGGTAGTTGGATAGACTTACAAAGAATAACTGACCAGAACATTGTAACTGCTCATAGATGGCAACCATCATTAAGTGGTTTAGTTAGTTCAGGTAAAATGAACAATACAGGTAGTGAGATTAGAATTGCTTATGACTTAGCAATGACTACTGTAATTAAAGATACTTCTGATTTATTATTAAATGGGATTAGAGGGGTTTTATATAAAGAGTTAGGCTTCTTGCCTGAAGAATTAGTGATTCACTATGAGCCACCAATTAGTTTTGCAACTCAGATTGACCCTAAACAAGTTCTTACTATTAACGAACAAAGAAGAATGTTAGATGAGGATTTACCAATGCTAGAGGAAGGTAATATGTTCTTAACTGATAGAGAGCAGATTATCGTAACAAGAGATGATGATGGTGATGGCAAAGGTGATGATGAAGTTGGAGATATGCAAGTAACTGAAATTGAAAAAGAATAACTATGTCAAATGTAAATCAATATATACCTTTAGTAACAGCAGCAGAAGTTATAAGTAATAGTTTCACTAATGCTAATACTGATACTGCTTTAATTTCTAGCAGCACATTACTTCTTGCTGAGTTAGCACATTTAAAAGAGGCAATTGGTAAGAAGTTTTATGAGGAATTAAAAACACAACACAATAATGGTACTTTAACTACTGCAAATCAAACTTTAATGGATGATTTCTTAACAAGAACTTTGTGTTGGTTTGTTAGGTTTGAGGTAATAAATGAAGTTCAGAGTAATAGTAGTAGTGCAGGTATTGTACATAATCTTGATGAGTTTGCTACTATTATAGACCCTTCTGAGTTAAACGCTTATAAGCAGGACACTTACAGAAAGGCTGAGATATACTTAAAAGATATGCTAGATTATATGAATGATAGCGACCAAAATGGTGATTATCCAACTTATGAATCTAATAAACCATGTAATGATGATGTTTACAAGAATCATGGTATAATAATGTATGATAGTATATATTCAAGACCTACTAGAAATTATGATAGTTGGAAGAATAACTGTCCTTGTGATGATTGTTAAAATAAATATATAAATGGCTGCAAACGAACATAAAAATTTAAGTAGTATAAATAGACATAATCCAAAAGGATTTGAAACTGCTATTAATGATACTGTTTTAAGTAAAAGTGGAGGAACATCTGCAACAGGAACTGATGGGGATTTAGAATGGAAAAACAAGTCTTATATGGGTGTTACTAATTATAAGATGCAGGGTTATGCTACAGGTGCTACAAACTACTACTATGGAGAAGATATAGCAGATACTAATTCCCCTTATGAGATGGCTGTTGATTATGGTACAGGAACAGTATCTTCAGGAAGTATTAGTCCAACAAATTTCTTTAGAATTGGTCAGGCTTGTGTAATCCCTGAAACTGCTAGTGTTACATCTATAAGTGGATGGCTTACAAGTGATGGCTCTAATGCAGTTACGATTGCTATATGTAAAATTACACCCGTAGAAGGTGTTATAACAGCAGTAACTCCTATTGTAATTGATGAGATTTCAGCAGATGGTCTTAGTAGCAACAGTAAAGGTGTTAGAATAAATGAAACAACTATAACTACAGCAGCATTAGCAGCAGGAGATATTATCTTTCCAATGATTAAGGAGGCGAGTGGTGGTTCAGCAATATATATGAATATAGCAGTACAAACAACAACATTCTAATGACAACAAAAGAGGAGATAGTATCTATGAAGAAAGACATAAGTTCAATAAATGAGAAGATGGATAATTTGGACAGTAAATTAGACATGATTACAGAAAGATTACTAAATCCAGATAAAGGGGTTACTGCTAGAGTGAACAGAAACACAGCAATGAGAAAGGTTTTAGTGAAAGCAATGTGGATGATTTATGCTATAACTCTAGGTGCATTGATAAAACTTTTTACAGAATAAAAATAAAATAATAACAATTTAAAAATAAAATAAAATGAGTACATTTGATACAGATAATACATTACTATTTGAAATGCTAGGCAAGGGTGGTGGAACTGAGGTTTTTACTACTGCAGCACAAACAGGTAAAGATTTCTACTGCATACATTTCCCAGTTGAATCAGTAATTGCTACAATAGCAGGAGATGCTAGTGGTATTACTTCTTTAAATGGTCAAACTATGGCTGCAGGAACTACATTGTTTTTTCGTACAACTGCAGTAACTCTAACGAGTGGTATTGGTATTGGTTATAGAGAGCATGATGGAAACGCATCTGCATAGTAATAATAATATATAAATAATATGTTAAGTTTAAGACAAGGATTAGGTTTAAATACTATCAAGACAGTTGGTGGAGGCTATGAGAATTTATATTCTTTAGACTTTGATGGTGTTGATGATTATGTAAGTTTTAGTGATAATGCAGCCTTAAGACCTACAGCAGCAATGTCTGTAAATATTTGGTTTAAGTTAGATGATTTTGAAGCAACTGCCACAATGAGATTTGTTGGTAATTTTTATGGTATTGGTGGAAATACAGGATATTTTATAAGATGGTCAAATAAAACATTGACTTGTTTTATAGTAGTAAACTCTACAATATATCAAGTATCTACAGGTTTTGACAAGTTTAAAAGTGGACAGCATTATTATCGTGCTAATGGATGGCACATGGTAACTCTTACATTTGATGGTGAGTTTATCAATTTATATATAGATGGTGCTTTAGAAAATTCAGGTGGAACACCAACAGTTGATTTAGGCTTAACAGGTAACACAATAACTCAGGCAACACAGGGTATGACATTTGCTAGACATACATCTTCTAGTTCACAATTTTTATCAGGTTTATTAGATGAGTGTTCAATATTTGATACAGCATTAACTCCTGCTGAAATAAGTGAATATTGGAATAATGGTACTCCTACTGATTTAAGTGGAGAAAGTAATCTATTAGGATATTGGAGAAATGGAGATACAGCAGGAGCATCAGTTTTCCCTACAATAGAAGATTTCAGTTCAAACAGTAATAATGGAACTATGACAAACATGGTTAGTGGAGATATAGTAACAGACGTACCTTAAAAGAAAATAAAATGATATATGTAATTTATGATATGAAAAATGTAAAAATTATTGATTTTTCTCAAGTAGGAGAAACAAGTCAAGATACTTTAAGATTGTCTTTAGATGAAACTAAAACAGTATTGAAATTTAAAGGTAAAACTCCTCGTTTTTTATTTGGTTTGAAACAATACAATCACAAAGATATATTAGCAATAATGCACTCTAGCGATTGGACAAAAGGAAAAATATAATAATAAATAATATAATATGGCAACAACAGTAATAGCAGAAGATTTAACAGTAACAATAACAGAGCAATATACTCTTAATGGTGTTAGTTATGGTAATACAATGAATAAAACATTTACAAGTAACGGAGAGGTTTATCAGAGAGTAATGACTATTGCATCAGATGCAGGTAGGTCATCTTGGACAAATATAATAAACTTTGGTGCAGCAGATGAAGCAGGTGTAGCAGATATAACCAATTATAAATACTTTAGAATTAAGAATTTAGATGATACTAACTTCTTAGAATTAAGAGTTACAGGTACTGCAGATTCTTTCTTTGTTAAAATAAAAGCAGGCGAAACTTTCTTATTAATGGATAACGAGATTGATGCAGCAGCAAGCACTACTACTATAGGAACTCTTACAGATATAACTCAAATCGGTGCTAATGCAAATACAGATGCGATTGACATTGAGTTTATTGTAGTAACAGCGTAGTATGGCTAAAACTTATAATGATTACCCACAAGCAGCAACTAACAATGCTAAGAGGGCTATAAAGTATAAAGAGGAAAATGGTAGTGATTGTGGAACTCAAGTCGGATGGACTAGAGCAAGACAATTAGCCAACAGAGATAGTTTAAGTAGAGATACTATTGCTCGTATGGCTTCCTTTAAAAGACATCAGCAACATAAAGATGTTCCTTATGATGAAGGATGTGGAGGTATTATGTGGGATGCTTGGGGAGGAGATGCAGGTGTAAATTGGGCTATAAAAAAGTTAAAACAAATTGACTCTGAAAATAAAATTAAAGAAGATTTTGAAAGTTTTTTTGAAGATATTATCAAATCTATTAAAGAAAACAAATAAAATGGAATTAAAATACTTTAAAAGAAGTGAGTTTAATTGCAAATGTGGTTGTAATACAAACTACATTGATAGTAATTTCTTAGAGATGATGGATAAAGCAAGAAGAATTGCAGGTGTACCATTTAAGGTAAACTCTGGTTTTAGATGTGAAAAACATCCATTATCTAAGAAAAATCCAACCTCATCTCATATAAAAGGTATTGCTGCTGATATACATTTTACTGATGGTAAAAACTTAGCACTAATAATGGGAGGTATGGGAGGTGCAGGGTTTGAAAGATTTGGTATAGATTTTAAAAACAAATTTATACATACTGATTGTGATGAGTACAAAAAAAACCCTTGTATTTGGGGTTACTAAACAGAATATTAACTAATTAAATATATATTATGAATTTTATTACAGAAAATTGGCTAGAATTATTGGTTGGAATAATGGCTTTTGCGAAAGTTGTTACTAATTTAACTCCAACTGAAAAAGACAACAAAATCTTTGGATGGCTAGATACTATCATTGATGCTATTGTTCCTAAGTACAACAAGAAGAAATAATGATACAGAAATGGATAGGGTCTATGCTAATGAAGGGAGGTATAGCGCCAATAACAGAATTATTAAAAGCAGTAAAAGAACTTTTTACAGACACTAAAGGTAAGTGGAGTAGCAAAAGAACCATTAGTGGAGTGATAGTTCTTGCTGCTAGTCTATACATTGAGAAAAATGGTATTGATACTAATGCTTTGATACTTACAGGATTAGGTGTTTTACCATTATGCTTCTCGGTATTTGAAAAAAATAAATGTAATTGTACTGATAATTGTAAAAAATAATTATCTTTGCATAACACAGGTAGGGTTGTGCCTATCTTTGTTTTCATTGTTTATAGTTTTCAAGAGTGGGATGTTTAAAAACATCTCACTTTTGTATTATATAAGCATTTTTTTTTGTATAATTGCATCATAACCAATACATAAAACTATGAAGAAATATGGTAAAAGACTTAGACTATCTAAAGAAGAAGTTGAGATGGTTTATGAAAACAGAGCAGAAAGCACAACAAACATTAATGGTAATACAGCATTAGATATACATCTTTCGGAAAGAGGTATAAAGAAAGATGATGTTGTAAGTGTCAAACATTGGCAATCTGCTAGTGGTGAGTACAGATTTAGCATTGTAACTAAAGAAGATATAAGTGCTAATGAAAATGATATGCTAGATAAGATTAGTGGCTTCATTGAAAATCATTCACCTTATTATCCTTCAGTAAAAAGAGATAACAAAGATGCTAATCATCTATTAGTAATAAATCCTGCAGACATACATATAGGTAAATATGCTAATGGAGTTGAAACTGGTGATGGGTATGATGTAGAAACTGCCTGTATGCGTGTTTTAGAGGGCTTAGAAGGACTTATATATAAGGCTGATGGCTTTGAGGTAGAAAGGATATTATTTTGCATAGGTAATGATGTTCTACATATTGATAATGTATATAATCAAACTACAGCAGGTACAGGTCAAGATGTAGATGGTAAGTGGTGGGAACATTTTGAGGTTGCATTAGCATTATATGTTAAGTGTATAGAAATATTAAGAGAGGTAGCACCTGTAGATGTTGTTCATTCAATGTCTAATCACGATTACCAAAGTGGATTTCATTTGGCACACGCATTAAAGAGTTGGTTTAGAAACGACAGAGATATTACTTTTGATATTAGTGTAGCACATAGAAAGTATTATAAGTATGGTAAGAACTTAATTGGCTTAGAGCATGGAGATGGTGCTAAGATGGCAAACTTACCTTTAATGATGGCTCAGGAGAAACCAGTAATGTGGAGTGAAACTAAATATAGATATTGGTATCTACATCATTTACATCACAAGGTTAAACATAAGTGGCTAGATGCTAAAGACTTTATAGGAGTTACTGTAGAGTATATGCGTAGTCCATCAGGAACTGATAGTTGGCACTCAAGAAAAGGATATGTTGGAGTTCCTAAAGCAGTTGAAGGATTTTTGCACGAAAAAACAAGTGGACAAGTGGCTCGTTTAGTGCATTACTTTTAATGTTTTATAATGAAAATAAAAGATTCAACTAAACTATCTTTGTTCTATATTCTATTAATTATAATAGTTTTATTCTTCTCAATATAATAGTTTTAACCTAGTAGGCAAACATTTATCTAAAAATTGTTAAAAATCTTTTGGTAGGTAATTCCAATTTTATATCTTTGCCTCAATTAATAACTAAAACAATAAACAATTATGAGTATAGCAGACAGAATTTTTGAAGATGGCATGATGGCAAATGAGAACAGTAGGACTGATTTAAACTTTGGAGGTATTCCACAATGTGATGATGAACAATACTGTTACAACAAGACAGAAGATAAATTTGAAACTATTAACGAAAGAAACGAAAAAATGGGAAGAATGAAAGAAGAATTTATGAGTATAAGAGAGCAAGAGGATGCAGAAAATGAATATAACTCTTATATGTCAGAAAGACCTGAAGAACAAGAACAATTAAAACCGAGTATTAATAAATTAAATAATAAAAAAATGACAAAAAAAACAATGCAAGAAAAACTAAGAAAACAACCAGAGCCAGTTCAAGAAACAAGAAAAGAAGTTTTAACAAGACTTTATAAAGAGAATGGGTTGGTAAGAGAGGATGTGTATAAAGACAAAAGAGGATTCTCTACAATAACTAGAAGTGGTGTGGATAAAATTGCTGCTAAAAATGGAATAACTATAGGTTATGAAGTTATACTTTTAGATGTAGAAAAAGGAGAGTGTGTTCTTAAAGCAGCAGCGACTATGAAGGTTGGTAATGAAGTTAGAAATGTAATGGATTTTGGAGAGGCGAGTGTTTCCAATAATCTAACAGGAGGTGGTAAGAAGTGGTTAGTTTCTATGGCTAAAAAAAGAGCAATGGGTAGAGTTGTTTTAACTTTAGCAGGATTTTACGAGCAAGGGATGTATAGTAAAGATGAGATGGCATTTGAGATGGATGAGTAATTATGATTGGATAGATGAAGCACTTGATGGTAAGCCTAGTGGTATTACAGATACCCAATGGCTTATCATTGAGAGTAACATTGACCAAACATCCTTTACAGAAAGAATGAAATCTGATATTCTAAGCAGGGTAAATGATTTAACAGAACTAGAAGCAGAAGAAATAATAACTAAAATATATGAAAACAGATATGAAAAAGACACAAGAAAACAATGGGAAAAAATGTGCAAAGATGGAGTATTTGGACATAGAGATTTTTAATCACTTTTTAAAAGCCTACACTTATATTATATGGAACAAGAAACACCTTTTAGGTGAGATTGTTGAAGATGATATATTGAAACTGCTAGATAAAGTTCAACTTATAGATTTTTATCATTTTGATAAAACTAAATTTAAGGTTGAGAAATCTAAGGTTGAAAAATACATAAAGAGAGATGACAAATAAATATACATTAGTACAAATCAGAGAATCCAGAAATGAGTTTGAGGCTCTATTAAGAATATATGGTGTATCTAATTTAAAACTTTGTAAGATACTTGGAGTTAATTATGCTACAAGTAGAAAGTTTATAGAGAATCCACCATCACTTAGATTCATTCATGCCAAGACATTAGCAGATTTTATTGGATTAAAAACACAAGACATAGTTGATACAATAATGTACGACTTAAATTAAAATTATAACAAAATGAGAAGAAGAAGATTAAAGTTTAGTGATTACTATCACAATGTAATTACAAAAGAATTAGCAGATATTTATAACATTAAACAGAAGGAAATGTTTTTGGGTAGTAGAAAGAAAAACATTATATTTGCTAAAAGGATGTATATCTATATATTAAGAGAGATGTTTGGATTAACTCTTAATGAGATAGGTAGAGTAACAAACCTACATCATGCGTCTATTATACATCATACAAGAAAGTTTGAGTTCTTTTACAATAACTATCCAGAAGATTCTGATGCTTTTAAAAGAGTAGAAGATAGGGTTATTGAAGTTGAGGTGGATGAAGAAATATTAGGACTTGAAAATCAATTAAAATATATCAATGAATCATTAACTAAATTATATAAAATTAAAAAATCAAAAAATGACAGACAAAAAAGAGAAGGTTTACTTACCAAGTAGTATCAAAAATATTGATACGAAGTATGGTACAATGATGGTTGCTAACTTCAAGATGGATGAACTACAAGCAAACTCAAAGAATGGTTGGGTTTCTATGGTGATTTCAGAAAGGAGAGAACCATCTGAGAAAGGTGCAACTCATTATGCTTATGTAAATACTTATGAGCCACCAGCAGATAAAAAAACTTCACCTAAAAAAGTTAAAGCAACAACAGGTGATGATGACTTACCATTCTAATGATTAAATGGAAAAAAACAACTTATCCTAGCACTTTCATCAAACTATCTGATGAACTTGCTAAGGTAAGGAGTATGTTATCTGCTGACGTTTATAATAAAAACACAGAAAAATATAGAGGTAAGCAAGAACATTCTATCTCTCAATTAGGAATATTTGCAGAACTTATTGCAAGACATCTAATGGAGAACAACAATGGTATTAAATATAAG